TTCTGTGGCCTCTGTATAAATGAAAAGATTGCGCTCATTCTCTTTCGTTCGTAACCGTTATATAGAACGTCAGGAACGGCCGGCAAAACCAACGTGCAACCTATTTGTTTTATAAATCTAAGAACACCTTTATATGGTTCAGGTGTAACGCCAAGTAAAACGTCAAATCTAGGTGAATTGTCTTCATTCGTGAAGCCAAACCAGTAAGACAGTATATTTTTACCCATCTCAACTGTAGTTCTTCCCCACACTTCTTTATATCCAAAGAAATGAACGGACGCATGATTAATATGAATATCATTTAGCCATGCAACACCACGAACAAACCCATCAACTAAAATGAAAGAGACTAAATTCTCTTGAGACTGGAACAGTTTTAACAATAATTCTTTTGAAGTTGTAAGACCGTCATAGAAAACATGCGTAAGAGTTCCGTCTTCTTGAAGTTTTTGGAACACCCCGAATATGGTTTCATCCGGTAATGTCCATTGGTTGTTTAATTTAACGTAAGGGACTATTTCAATATTATTCGAGTTCTGCGGCATAGATGGAGGCCGGCCCTGTCCCGGAAATCTTCAATGAGCAACGTTTGCCATTACAAGTGGTAATGTGTCTGAATCTCGTTTCTCTATCGCCTGTAATGTCGTGAGTTTGTACCGAATCTCCATCTACAATAATCTCGGCTTGGCAACTTTCTGCATCTGAAGCGTTCACGTCATATTTCGCCCAACGTGGAAAATGACGACGAGTCTGTAATGTGTAATCCATGGACTCTACTTCCCAATCTATATCGGTACTGGAGTCGGTAGATACAGATTTGTTTTCAAGAACGCGCACAAACCCAACAGTATCGCCAGCTAAAAGACGTGTATTAGTTTCATCCGTTGCGACACAACGGATAGAAATAACACTCCCATCGTTATACTCGTAGTAAGAAATTCTCAACGTATCGAGATTGAAGATAAGGATATTCGTCGGATAGTCGTAACCTACCGATGTGTATCCGAAATAAAGATAGTTTCCAAAAACGTGTAACCAAGACGTAGACATATCAGAAACGCCGGGAATACCTTTTACCGTCTCGCCCCTGAACAGAGGCTCAAAGTTACCCTGAGTTAATTTCTGATCTGCATTTGAATAGAGATAAAGACCGTCCATTCCGGTGTGAATTATTCCTTTACCTTTTACCGAAACGGCACCAAATATTCCTTGCGCCCCCGTCTTGGCATTTTGCTTTATGGGAATCATGTTCAAAATTGAACTTCCCTGCATCAAAAAAATATCATTCTTCGTCAGATAGAAAAGCTGGCCGTTGTGAAACAGCCCGGCCTTTCCGGGGAACTGTAACGTACTGGCTTCAATATAGTAATCTGTTGGCCAATATTCCGGCTGTTTCGGTTTGCATGAATAAAGATTGTTGTCCTTAATCATAAACACCGATCCGTCAAAAGCTGGTCCTACGACAACAGTTCCAAGTGGCGGTCTATCGTGGTCGGTGGCAACTTCAGAACCTAATGCGCCATCGGCCGTATTAGTATCTAACGTAACGGCTCCGATAGCTAAATCCTGATCGTGGTAATAAATCAAACCACCGTTAAACGTTCGATAAATGCGAACGTGCGTGACCTGTGAATCAGTAGAAGCGATCCACGTCACTCGCAATGATTGATTGGTCAATGATTGCGATGCAGACTCAGGGGAAGGATTTGATTCTGCTACAACCACGGACCCGACTTTACGACAGTATGTATATTTAACTTTATAGGAGCCGGTTAGTCCTGTTCCCGTTGCCGCCACTGTCGGCGCATCGGATGGCGCATCAATGCCCCACTCATAAACGGACGATCCAGAAATTCTCTTTCGATCCGTTCCATTGATAGCGAAAACTTGTTGCGTCGTATCGTTGAAGGCATTGTATTTTATCGCAGACCATTGTGCGTCTGTGGTTCCTGACTGGATGCTTGTTTCATTTCTGAAAATCTGCGACCCTGCAAATTCATACCTAGCGCCACCTTGCTCAACGATTAAGTTGATAGTATCGATTGTCTGCTTTATCGAAACATCGTCAAGATAGATATTGACGGAAAAAATAGCTTTAGTAATCGTTAAATATGCAGACGTAGACGTGGGCGTAAAAGAACTTGTATAGGTAAAGCCGTCAGAAGTAGCACGAAAGAACATTGGTCCAAACAAATCAGAACCGTTCGGAGTAGTGCCGATAGAAATACTTAAATTTGCGTTCTGACTTGCTCCAATAAAATTGGTCGGCGTTCTAACATGAAAAGATAGCGTATGCTCTTTATTGATATTTACAAAGGTGATCACCTGCCTGACTATTGCTATGTTAGATGTTGAATCAAGCAGCATTTCGCCTGCCGACCAACTCACAGCACCGCCGCTTAAGCTAACATCTGTCCATGAAGAAATATCGGACGTAAAGCTACCATTTGTTACAAGTTCAGAATTAGACGTAAACGCAGTTGAATTTATCTTGCTCGATCCATCGCGCGTAGTAAGAACGCCCTTTCTATCAATCCTAAGATTCTTACAACGTGTTAACGCCTCGGATATAACAGTTCCCGGCGCTGGAGATTGAGACGGAAGGTCACTTGGATCGGTGGCGACATCAAGAAACCCATTCGGCTTGAAGATTAGTCCCATTAGAGCGCAGGATAAGTACTTGGCAGTTTCGGATGACGGACAACTTTCCGCGCCGGGGAACCCGCGATCCGCAATTGGTAATCACGGTCGGTTTTCTTCTTCAGCATATACAGCTTGATCGCTTCAATTCCGATCATGTAACGATTCCCCCAATATTCTTTTAGACTCTGAATCTTACCATCAGTCAAGGCCCCATAGGCACGTTCTAGAACCCCATATTCGATGTACTTGCGGAGGAAGATAGGAAAATCGCTTTCATCCGTGTCGTCCTGAATGTCGGTCGGTCCGGATTCAAAGATCATGAAAAATTCATTGTCGATATCGAGGATATCAATCGCGACACCAGCGTCCTGATTCGCCATGCTTCCATCACGGCGCATGATCGTGCCTGACTCTGTGTCGTTATCGTCGTCTTCCAAGTAAGAGACTTGGCCGACCTGATCGGCACTTGACGTGCCTACTTCAAACATCCACATTCCACGCATGTAGCTTTCGCGGTAGGTTCCTAGATCAATTTCCCACAGAAAGACATAATCACGACTGTTCGTTGAGTCGTTGCGCGTGAACTGCTCGCCCGTGGCATACGAGGATTCCCAATCATGGGCATAGACATAGAGAACATCGCGAACTGGCGTGATTTCATCATCCCATGAGATGGTTGAAGGACGAGGATATGGGATAAATGAATCGCCTAAATCATCTTCTCGATAATAGAAGACGGGCGTTCCTTCTCTTGTCTTGTAATCCGTGTCTACTCTGGTAATGGATTTCTTAGATTTGAATTCGAGAGGTCGTTTATCCCATGCGAGAAACTTCATCGCCCTGAAGTTATCCGGGAACTTGATCGGAATAGGAACCGCTGGCGTATCGCCGGTAAACGCTTCCCAAGGATGGGTAAATTGAAACCCGGAGTCGTTGACAACACCCGTCACACCATAATCAGACTGCGCTTCCCAAAGGCTGGAAAATGTATAGTCAGACTGATCGTGATATCTCAAGGCTTGATAGAACTGACTCCCGGTCAAGAACGGCCATTCCCAATCGTACAAATATGAAAGCTGATATCTCGGCGGGTAGTTCAGGACGGCGATCTGTTCCAAAAACTTTAGCCGTCGCTGTATATCGCTCTGCACATCGTTATAAGTTGCTTTCAGAAACGAACGCGACCAGATGTTTCCATTCGGATCGCGAAGAAACCTTCTGATCTTCCTAAGCTGATCGCCAAAGTTCATGGGGGCGGCGTATTGGGAGTAGTGGAACGATTGCCAAACTGAGCGAAACGTTCGTTATATTTTGGGTGTATCTTTGATACGCCTAATTCTTCTAGGTATTTCTGCATCCAGATATCAGCCTCTTTCGCATCGCCACGAGACGCCCAAAATTCACCAACCGCAAAATATACGGCTGCAAACTGGAGATTTTCGCGAAGGTAAATTCTGTCTGTGCTGTATTCCATTCGTCTTGGAATGACGACCATCGTTAATTCTAAAATATCGCCATCACCTGACGGGGCTGGGACAACTCCAAGAATATTGGTCCCGATATGCATGTAGTTATATGGCGAACCTGAGTGCGTCAGCCATCGCGGATTATCAACCGTCACAGGAATAAGATCGATTTGTTTTAGCCTACGCTTCTGCGTGACAGACCATACGTCTGTAATCCACGCGAGGTCGCCATTGCCTAACTTGATCCGATAGAAGCTCTGAGCCTCTTGCAAAAAGACCTGATAGGTTCTTTTGTAAGAGCCGATAACGTGCGTGATTTCCTCAATTGCATCGTTCAGACTTTCACGGATTGGCTCTAGCCCTTCGTCTGTGTCAGTAAAAACATCTGGCGAATCCGGGTTCTCGCCAATGAGTTCTAATACCTGTTTTTCAAGAACATTCATAAAGGGTGGGGGCCTCGTCCTTCTTTAACGGGATAGGGCCGCATCGGTTAGGACTCAGCCCCCATAGTCTTTAAATGAAGCCGAAACGGTGAACTCCTTTCATGGAGTCTTGACCTGTACCCCATTCATGTTCGCCCGTGACAAGCTCGTCAGAACCTTCAAAGCCAAAATCCTGACGACCTAAATACTGCTCATTGTCAAACACATCAGTACCGATAATATTATTCAAATCGGCCGACGTTGACCCGCCTGCAATCGGCATAACGTAATCCTTACCGCTAAGGGAAAGGATGACGAAAGGAGCGCGGACAAAACGTGGGCGCTGATCTCCTGAAAATTTACCAAACGGATAAAAAACAGGAGTAATTTGACCGCTATCGATAAATGAACTGGCTGCCATGTTTAGGTTCCTAATTGAATTTTGATCTTGTCGGCCAATTCGTCTTTATGGTCTTCCATATACTTCTTGTAATGCTGGTGACCGATAATTTCGGGCGCGCCAATATGGCCGAGTTTGTAGCGTCCGTCACAATAGATTTGTACTCCGTATTCTTTCGCCTTTACACAAAATGCGATGTCCTCGCCGGATTTCCAATCAATCGTGAACCAAGGCTGCGGAACCCTATCTAGCACATCCCGGCGCATCAGCATCGCTCCGAACCCTACCGCATCGCATTCAAACAAACGTTCAGGAGCTACTACTAATGAGTAATGCTTAAACTTATCCTTCTTCTCTCCACCTTTTACATAGACAACCGGGAGCGTCTTTCCGACTCGTGCATAGTAGAGAGCGGAAACCATATCCTTATTGTGCGAAGCAAGGACGCACGCTAGGTCTGCTTCAAACACATGGTCATCATCCAACCAGAGCATGTGCGTGAACTTCTCTCCGGTGTATTCGTTGATATGGTTTTGCAGATTGCGGGCCATTTCGTTTCTGGCCCAATCCACTACCATACGTTCACTCATACCGATGAGATAAATCCTAAGGCCATGCATCCATGAGTAACAAATCATGTTCACGATAGAGCGCGTGAACTTGGCGTAAGTCTCATAGGAACCGCAGGGCGTCAGGATACAAATAGCCATATCCTTGTAGATGGCCTTATCTGCTTCGGTCGGCTCGTAAAGTCCGGGAACAGGTTTATACATGGGTTAAATCCGGTTCATTTCGTTTTTCCAAGTCCACACCTTAGGATGCTTGGCGATTTGAACCAGTTTTTCCCATAGCGTCAAATTCGTCGGTGACACCTTCGCATGGCCGCAATGTCGGCAACCTAACTTCTCTCGAAGATCAAAAAGACTTACCACGCGATGACACAGCACACACCGATAGAACTGCAAAGCGTATTGGTCATTGCTTTCAAGAAAGCCAGGCTTGTCTTCTCGCGGGTCGATCATATGACCATTAACGACGAACGGTTTTTCTTCGTTACTCATTCCTATCTCCTATCTGTTTCACGACCTGTGCTAAAACATTCTTTCTATACGGAAAAAAGAATCGTCCTTCTTCTCCGCAATAATGTTTGCTTGTGGCCTTTCTTTCTTTTGAGCAATCGTAAATATCGCCAGAAGTAAAAGCGTCTCGCCAACAATCCTGTTTGTTTTCTGGCTGCTGCTGAAAGAACGCACAATGCTTACATTCTTTCATGGCGTTTTACGAAAAATGAATACTTGCTCATGGATGAAGTTTCTAAGATGTGCGGCACAGAATTCCAACAACCAAGGGCACCAACGGATCATCCATGCGTATTTTTTATAGGGGACTTGCTGATAGCCTTCAAGGATCAAAGGAACTGAATTCTTCTCATCCTTGGCCCATGAGTTCGTACCGTGTCCAGACCCTTGCACTCCATGAAACGACCAAACGCTAAACACATGATGATGGTCGCGATAGGTCAACGCCGTGGCGCTCGATTCATCCGGGACGCGGATTTCTAACGTCCCGTTAGGCTTCAGGATACGCGAGCATTCAAGAAACGCACTCCACCAATCCGGTATGTGTTCGAGGATATGAGACATATACACATGGTCAACAGAATTCGTTTCCCATGGGTAAGGAAATGTATTTAGATCGACCTTAACGTCAGGCTCGCCGTATCCATCTACATTCACCCATCCATCGCCTACGAACTTCTTTTCACCACAGCCCAGATTAAGCCGAAGCATAATTCCGCCTCTTGTCTTCGCCTTGCGCGATCCAGTCAAAACCTACATTTGTAGGTTTTGCACCATTCATCCATCTTTGAACAGATATAAAGGAACCGCCTCGCGGACCGATGACTGCATGGTGCCAATCTTCCGGCCTGACTCTAAATGATTTACCCATCATCAGAGTAAACCCTTCATCTGTTTTACCGTGCTCTTCTTGCCCTAGAACTTTTGTTCTGTTTACAAAAAATTCTATGTCACCGGACAAGTAAATTTCAAAAGCGTCAACATTTGGATGGCGGTGTGACGGAAAAACTGTGTTCGGCGCTATTGTGAATAGCTGGACCTGAAATTCGTTATGTCTATAAAGAACAGTGCCCCATATATTCCCATCGCAAATAACTGACGATTCATATGGGGCACGATATATTGGACGTTCATACCATTGCAAAAAGAAATCTATAAGCGGATCGCTATCAATATGATTGATCTGCTTTATAAACTCACGGGCAATTGAAATAGCCTCTGCCAATTCATTTGGCGAGTACTTCTTAAACGTGTTATTCCCGTGCTGTCGCCATTTGTACCCGACAACAGGAACATGGATCAACTTACCGTACTTCTGAATCTCAAGATTCAAAAGAGGTTCAGGGATCATTTTTGATTTAAGCGGTAAACACTTTTCTACAAACTCACGCTTAAAAACACGCAAATGATGAACGCCTGCGGTCAATTCTTTTGGGAATCCCATTTCTGTAAATGGTGCTTCATTTGTCGCCCACCCATCACAAATGAAATTTCCTTTTTCATCAACCAGAACATCAGAAGTATATGCGCCGACACAATCTGGATTAGCCTTAATAGCTTCTAAACATTTCTGGAAAGAACCTTGGACCACGATATCGTCAGGATCAACAAAGCTAACGTATTTAGCATTACCTTTTCTGAATCCATATTCTCTAGCGGACGCCACATCCCCGTCTACTTTGTTAATGAAATGAACATTGACATTTTCGTCCTTCAGAGAATCTAGGCATTCCACTAACCAAGGCTCTAGCGAGCCTAAAACGATATGAACGTCTATTTCAGCTTCTTTAGCATTTTCAACCATTGGTCGCCTATCTCGTCCCATGAATGAATTTTCGTTCTTGCTGCGTTGTCGATTAACGCTCGGTGAAAGTCTTCGTTCTCAAGAATAGTCACCGCGTCACGGATAATATCAATGTTGTAGACCATGTAATCGACTGGTGACCATTTGGTCAATGAGCCATTCCAACCATTCTCTATCCACTCGCCCGCACTGCCTAATTGTCCAGTTGTCACAATAGGCGTCCCACTGGCTAGGCTCTGTAAAATGATGTTCGAACAAATCTCCGGGTAGTCCGTCGGCAGAATCATCAAGCTCGCGCATCCTAGTTCCTCCGCTAGTTCTACTTGTGGTATCGGATCGTGTAGTTGAACTTCGGATTCGCGAACACTTTTGTATGTCTCTGCAAAATCGTCCTTCTCTCCCACTTCGTTAGGATGGAGCGTTTCGAGATTAGAAAACGCTTTCATCACTAACGGTTTGTTTACCCTCGTCTTGATACAGTCGAAGATAAACGGGAGCCGCTTCAATCCCCTGTTCGGAGCCGAGGCGTAAATTAGATAGTTCAAATCCTTTTCACGAGGGTAGAAGATTTCTTTATCTACACCGTTTGGGATCGTGAACGACTTGCCAATGTCTTTGTAAAAGAATCGCCAAATTTCTTCGGCGTACTCGGACATAAACACCACGGCCGAGAATGCTTTGATGTTCTTCGGTTCTTCAATGAACCCGGCATGTGGTAGATCGTGTGTCCATAGAACCCGATGTTTCGCCCGTATTTGGCTTAACCCGCTTCCGATCCCTCGATTGAATACGAGGACATCGCATTCCACCGGCATATCTAACTCAACATTCCACCAATCCACGCCGTCTACCGTCTCGCCTTCTTTCTCGATATCGGCAAAGACCGAAACGTTATGTCCTTGACGGGATAGGTAATTAGAAACATGGAACAGGCTTGAAACCATGCCACCACGCGGACGGGTCTGTAAATCGTTAATGGTTTCTAGTTGAGTGGACCTGTCAATAAAACAGATTCTCATACCCACCACGGCATAGAAGCGCCAAATAAACATAATGGCAAACAAAAAAACCAAAACCTACAAACATCACCATGTCTTGAATTTACTTCTACAATCGCGTCAACAAACGCTAATGCAAGAAACAAAAAAGTAATTACAAACTTTCCTAGTAATCCAAGCTCGCACATAATTTCCCCCTATCAAGGAAAAGGGGCGGCCCTACCCGCCCCGATCTACTGATTGATTACAGCGCGCGGACAAACACCTTCGCCGTGGTCGCGAACTGGCTCGAAGACGAAGCAGTGATAGCGGCGCACAGGAAGCCGAACGCCTTCGACGTACCGACAGCAGTCGCCGGGGTCAGGCCCCAATGCGAACCACCCGTGACGACCGTCAGGTTATCACCCGCCACCGACGAACCCGTGGACGAGTAAATAGCAGCACTGGCGCGATAGCCATACACCTGCACCAGACCATAGCCGTTATTAGCGATATCGCTATCGGCAATACCGGCATACGCCTGAAGCTGAGTGGTTTTGCACTGCGTTACACGAACACCGTCAACGCTGGCACCGACATCGAACTGGACGTGGTAACCAGCAGTAGCCGTAGAACCAGAAACGTTCTGGCAGACGATAAACACCGTTTCAGCACTGGTACGACCTACACGTTTAAAAATCATAACTAATCTCCGTTGTTACGAAGACCCCTATCGTCCGCGTGTTGTCACTTACGCCCGTTAAGGCAGTTGGTTTGAATTACGCCACGATAGACTGCGAGATGTTGTAGATCACACCATGCTTACGCAGGTTATTAACTGCCGCGTTACCCATGAACAGGATTTTCGCGGTTTTTACCGTCTGGTTTTCAGGCTCAACAAACGGAGTCGTAACGATGTCCGTTTCAGAGTCGATAATCAGATTGTAAAAATTGGTATTGAGGAAGAACGCAGTGCCCTTAGCAAAGGACGAGCTATTGTAAAGAACGCCCGTACCCATATCCGGGACAACTTCGTCCCAAATACACGTTGCGCCACGCAGCTTCACGGTATCAAAGCCAAGATCGGCCATCTTCTGATCCGTATAGCGAACCTTCACGTTCTGAGAGTTCTCATACGACTCAAAAGTAATCTGATCCATCACGACCAGATTCGGCGAACCACCGGAACCCTTGGAGCAAGCATTATGCATACGACGCAAAGCGGCTTCCAAACCGGCGTAAGTCGTCACGTTCAACGCAAACGCGTTACCCGTGTCGAGAGAGCCGGAACTAAGGGTAGCCGTCTGATTGCGCCAATAAGCTTCGGTTGCCGCCGACAAGTTACCAACGTTACCGCCGGAAACAGGATTGGTACGGTTTGCAATGCGCAAGAACCAACCCAACGGGTTGAGATCAAGACCATTGTTTCCCGGAACCAGAGTCGCGCTAGAGACGATACCCGCCAAAAGCTGGCGGTTAAGTTCTTCACGCATCGACATCTGCGCCTGTTTCAGCTTGGCTTCTAGCAGCGCAAGAATACGACCATCGCCCGAGTTCTGGCGTTCTTCCTTACGCGTAATACCGACCGTACCGGCGATTTCGCGCCAGTCATAGAAAGCGGTCGTGATACCGTCTTGCAGCGTGGTGTCGATAACCTGCTCACCGGCATACGACTTTACCGTTGAGTTAGTACCGATCATCAAAGGCATTGCAATGCGTTCACCGCCATTCTGCTTAACAACAGCGTCCGACTGACGCAGGAATGCCAAAAAGGCGGAATCTTTAAAAATGTTATCGACCATCGTGTCACGAAACGCCGCCATCGTCGTAGATAGCAGAGAATCGTAATAGATAGTATTTGTACTGGGTGCGGCGGTATTACCAATAGTCGCCATACATGCTCTCCGGTTAGCGACCTATCATCGCTGATTTAATTTGGCGGTTTAATTCCACTAGCGGCAAGTTTTGCTTTCGCGTACTCGACCGACTGGTTGAATGTCATTTTGCCTTTAGGCTTACTGTCCGCCGTTTGATTGGTGCTAGAACCGGACGATAATTGCGAGGATTCCACTTTAGTCTGAAGCTTTCGCAAAGCGGCTTGTGTCGCACGAGATTCCAGCACACTGGCCGGGACGCTCATGCGATACAGCTTTTCAGGATCGTTTACCAAGGTCGGATGATTCTTCAAGGTCTTCATCATATCATCTTCGTAAACTCGCCAATCTGGACAGTTATCATCCAACAACTTTTCTAACTGTCCTTTGCGAGTCTCTTTGACGTTATTTAGAAACGGTTCAAGTTCTTTTAATACTTCCTGTCTGGATTCCGCTTTGGCCTTGTTGATTACGTCATCCCACGATTGCGGTTCAAACTGTTGCTGCTGCTTTTGCTCATTCACCATCTGTTGAGCTTGTGCGCGCGTCAGCGTGTAACCGAATTGTGTCGCAAGCTGTTGCAAAGCCTGAGCAGGGTTTGAAGCGAAATCGTCGAACGCCTGAATCTTCTGCCGATGCTGTGCAATCTCTTGCGACTTCTTGGTGTAACTTGCCTGTAATTGCTTTGCTAGTGCCTCTAACTCTGGTTTCCCGCGAATCAACTCCGGGTCATAAATGAGTTCGTCAGTCTGTGCCGGTGCCGGTGAGCTTGTCGGCTGACTGGTGCTTACACTTTCGGGTGCCGCCGTGCTTGTCTGAGTTCCGGTCGTGCTGGTTGTCTCAGGTGCTGGGCTGGCTTGTCCGTCTGTTTCTGCCATTGCTTTAACTCCTATCAAATAAAAAGGCCGCGAATGCGGCCCTATCAAGGCTTGCGCCTAAATTCATTTCTTTAAATATCTGCTTGGTTTCTTAAAATGCGAACATTCAAGGCACGCGATTGCAGTCTTTGACGCCGCATAAAAAACGCGAAATTTTATTACCGTCTTCCTTATGACGCCGGACGATTTTTTGAATATTCCAGTTGCCATTGGCCCGTAATGGAGACAATCATTTTTCTTGCACGGATAAAATAATTTTCCCTCAACTGAATTTTTCGCTACATCTAAAACACTATCAACGCCAGCACCGTAAATCATATTTCCTCCTATCAAGGATAGTTAACTATTTACTTCCAACCTTTGCCGTAAGACTCGTAAACCCCTGCCTGTTTCATCAGGCGCTCGCGTTGTTTCTTGGAATTAACTCTAATCGGGTCTGGACCTAGATTATGATCTACGTAAGATTCCAAATCTGGATTGACGAAATACGCACTCAATATCTTTTCCGTCGTATGTCCGCATTCTTCACAGAGTGGAGTTTCGTTTCGTTTCTCCACCGTAGAGTAATAATCCTGTTCATGTGAGCATTTAACGCACCGACACGTATAAAGCGGCATTAGTGCTGTCCTGTTCCGTCTCTCGCTTGTGAACCGCCACCATTGAACAAACCACCAAGCGCGCCAAGGGCCGCGCCTGCTACCCCTGCTCCGGGCTGTTCGCCTTGTGTGGCTCCCTGCTGTCCCGGCATTGGCATTTGCCCGGACATCATCTTTTGACCCAACTGAACAAGTTCATCGACTAACACTTCATCGTCAATGTTGTGCATTTCCGCCATGCGCATCATGAAATGCTTGCTAGTTAAAAGCTGTGGGAAGTTCTGAATCAACGTCATAAACGCGATCCACTGCGCACGTTCAAGTTGCGGAAGTTGCGGACTCGTAGCACCGATGTTTATCGAATACTCGAAGTCGCCTTCGATTTCCTCATAATCGGTCTGCTTGACTAACTGCCAGAATTCACCTTGCGGGCCAGTGATTCGGATAGCTTCATCCTTACTGATGTTCGCCTGCACCAATTGGTCTATTTTCTTGGCGATATCAAGGATGAATTCCGAAACAAGGCTTAATCTGTCGCCTTCACGAATGTTCAAACGCTTCTCAAGGATGTCCGCTTGCGTCGCTGAATTTGAGTCGGCAATGCCTCTTGCCTCACCGCTCTGTCCTGAGACTTCTACGATATCGTTATTAAGCGCCTGAATCTCGGCCCAACCGTTCTGATCCAACACAGCATCCTGAATCGGCGTAACTACCGGACCTTGCGTCTGTTTACGGATGATCGTTCCATCTTCGCCGGACTCCAACTTATCGACTTCGTTTTCATCAGCAAGTCCTGACATAAATACTTCATACTTACGGTTAAACCGTTTCCGGTGCGTCATATAACGCGAGCGGGCCATGCAGTATTCTTTCTGCGGGTCGATCATCTGACTCACAGGCGGAATCGGATAGAAAGTTTTATCTTGCAGGGTAAAGCGCAAGATCGAATAGGGGTGATCTTCAACACCGGCCGGAAGGCTGTCGGGTTCCTTCATCAAGGAATCCGCGTTCTCGGCCAACATCAGCCATTTATTGGTCTTGAGGTCGTAAATTTCCCAAAAGGTATATAACTCGTCTTCTTTTGGCTTTGCCTCATTAGCAAAAACTGGCTTATCGCCATCTTGCTTTTCGCTTGGCTGAATGGTCTTTAAAATATCTTGGCTGATGCGCTTATCTTCCTGCGCTTCGGCCTTCGTCATCCTGATGCGTTCAGCAACCCAAGGCCATTTATCGTCTAATGGGCCTGAATCGTCGCTTGTCAAAAAATCGTCAGGGTGAACACGCGAGACACAATAGCGTTCGTTGATCGGAACATAATCCGGTTCGTTCAACGGCTCGCCATTTTCGCCAGTCAGCTTGTTCCCTTCGTCGTCTTCCATCTGATTACCAGCATCGGGGTTTTCTTTTTCCTCGACGTAGTAATGCACTTTCATAACGCCATAGGCGAAATGAGCGTCTTGAATGCAAAGACGTGATTTTTCTTTTAGCTCAAGTTCGGTCTTGAGATAATTTAGATACGCTTGTCTGATCTTCCCACGTTCCTCGAACTGAGCGATAGTCGCCGGGTCAGGGTTGAAAGATCGTTTTGTCTTAACGTAAAAATACGGGTCTACGCTATAGAGGCTTGGAAGCTCTGCCATTAAATGGCTATAGATTTTATTGATCGTCAACCATTCATCTGCGGGCCAGCCGGGATTTTGCTTACCGGCAAAATAATCCCTAGAGAGTTTTACGCGAAACGGCTTTTCCCATTCTTCTTCGCGATATTTCTTGGCCCGGTTGATTCGTTCTTCCCATAGCTTTTGTAAATCCTGACCGTCTTTCTTTTCTGTCTTGTCGGTTTTATCAGGCGACTTCAGTTTCTTCTTTGCCATTACCTTATCCGTTGATACGCCTGATCGATTGAACAACCATGCTTCTGTGCATACTTCTGTGCGCGAATCATGCGCTGGCGTTCATGCTGAAAGCTACCTTGGGCTAAGCGTTGCACTTTCTTTGGTCTGACGGGTTTGCACATACACGCATAACGAACTTCGTCTGCGATGTGATCCGGCTGATTGTCGGTTTCCACGTCATCGGGGTTTCTGGAATCCTGTTTAAGCTCTGACATCGTGCGCCAGAAGTGCTTATGGTTGTTGAAGACGAAGAGTTGCGGAGATTCTTTAACCTCTCCGGTCTTCGTGTCGATTTCTTCTTCAAGCTCTAACCGTTTGTGAACTTGTAACCAACCTTGTAAACGGTCATTGTCGGCTTTCATGAAGAACACGCCTTCGGCCATCATGTCCTCGTAAACGGACGGGCCTCGAACCTCGTTCCTTCGCGTATCTGGCATATTGTTCCAGATGGAAGGATCGGCAATTCTAAACCTGATCTTCTCGCCCTTCTCGCGTTCGATGATGCCTCTTGCCACTTCATAGGCGGCCATCTTCAAACCTTGGTCTAACCCTTCGCCTGTCTCGGCTTTCGTTCCGTACCATTCACGATAACGGAACAAACGGCCGTCATAGTCCACGGCGTACCAGCCACATGAAAACGGTTTCGAGTATCCCCAATCAAGACACATGAACCGTTCCCACTCTGGCGGAATGTCGAACGGTTCAACACCATGCGTCAGGGCAGAAAGTTCCGTGAAGAACTGACCCTCAAAGGCGTCCCAAATACCGTACCGAAGTCGTAACTTCTCAATCTCCGGTAGGGCTTCGAGACGAGCCATATACTCCGGGTCGTTCTCATACAGCGTCGGGTTGTCTTCGATCTTGGCCGGAACGAACACACGTGAAATTCTGACTTCCTCACCATTGGCTAACTTGGTTCTGGTGATAAAGGTTTTCCCCGGCTCGGCATTCGTCACGAACCGCTCTTTCACCCACTGATGCCCTACGCCACCCGGATTCGATGTCGCTCTCGCTCTTGGGGGTATGTCCGGTTCCGTAGTACGGAGACGGGAAAGCAAATACGTATATTGAATTTCTTCAAACTGTGTTAGCTCGTCAAACCCGATAAAGTGGTAGTCCTGCCCCTGATAGTTGTATCTATCAGTCTCATGCTGCATGTGGCCGAGTTTTATCGTGGCTCCGCTTGGGAAGTACCAGCGATGCTCTGTCGCTCTATAAACACCACCCATTAGCGGGTAGCGCTGAAAGCAACGGTCGATGATTTCCTGAAGCTGCGGAAATGTTCGACGAAGTAATAGACCTTTGTACTTCGGGCGGTCTATATACCTTGTCGCTAGAGCTATCAGGCAATCCGTCTTTCCGGGGCCTGCTGAACCACCGAACAACGCTTCAAACTCGCCACGGGCACAGAATTCAGACTGTGCGCCAGCGTGCGGAACCCACATTTAGCCAACCGACTTCAGCGGAACGACTTTAGCCGGATCGGGGCGTTCTTCCGGCAAGAAGATCGCAGGGCCTTCTACCTTTTTGACCTCCACATGCTTTTCCTGCTTACTGACCTTGATTTGATCCGTCAGCATACGGTGATAGGCCGCCGCTTCGCGCCAATCGTCCGAATAAAGGTGATCCGCGAACAAATCCTGCCAAGTTTTCCCTTCTTCCTTCGCTTTCTTCTTCAGGGCACTAAAGAGTCCCTTCAATTCCTTTTCAGATACCCCAAACACAGCCGGACGGCCTGCTCCCGGACGCTTCCCGCCCTTTGGCGTGGTGTTCTCTCGCGTCCGCTTCGGTCCTGTACTCATAACGTTTCGATCAGTTCCCGTTTACGACGAATCTCAAACTGGATGTCTTCCATTTCCTTTTTAGTCCTAGCGGACTCGTCCTTAATCTTCTGACTCAGGCTGTTTTCCAGCAGAAGTTCCTGTTTGGTCACAGCCAAACGGTCCACAAGATCAGAAAGCTCACGCCGTTTGGACGTAATGTCGATTTCCAGCCCTTCCAACTCGCTAACAGAGGCGTCTTTAAGGTTCTTTGCCTGAGATTTAGCCGATTCGACAATGCTGCTGGCCTCGTCTCTGGCATTTCTGAGGGTCGCTTGTGCTGTGGCTTCTGTCACCTTGGCTTTTTCCAGCGCATCGGCCACATCTTTAGCCATCGCCAGCCGTTCTGCGGCTTCGTTGGCCTTAGCTTCAGCAGCTTTCAGAGATTCGAGACGTGCCGTATAGGTATCGGCGTTCTGGATGACATCAAGTAATTTGCCTAGGTCCATGCTTTCACCTGTTCCACCGCCTGCGGTCATCATGAGTTAGTTATTACGGCGATTTTGAATTGTTTTCCGGCCGGAATGGCAAAGAACTGCGCCGCATTAGCCGCCATCCGGTGATTAGTACTCTTAGCGTTCGGGTTCGTACCGAATGCGATTGAACAGATAGCATCCGTAGACACAAGTACTAGCGTTGTCTGGTCGTTAAAAGGATTCGTACACTGAACGCTGGATGACCCAATAGCGATGTTCTGAGTAGCCAAGGCAGGCTCTAAAGGGGCTTGGATGAGCGTGCCGGGTCCGCCGTAGACCTCTCGGCCTAACTGCGCATATTCCACAACATAGAGAACTGCCATTATTCACCTGTTCATCATTGTGCCGACGTTACACAGAAGACCTATGTAAGTAGGCGTTGGGTTAACCACTGCCGCACCAGCGGAAACACTGGCCGCCATCAAAGCTACTTGCTGCCTGTCTAGTTGACTGACTGAACCGTCAGGCAATGGGAGCATACCGCGCCAAGGTAACGAAACATGGATAGCGGAAGCTCGTTTATTCGCTGTATTTAAAGCCATTTAGCTGAGTATTCAATAATTGTGCTTGCGAATGCCCGCGTGGGG